CATTAGGATTTGATCCCAATGATCAAGTATGACATGGTGGGGCTTGTTTGGACTCCATCATCTCTAGTGCAAACGGCGGTATAAGTATTTGATCCACCTGGATTGGTTACTGTAACAGATTTCAACCCATTCCCCTGATCCGGGATCGAATAGACACCAATACTCCATTTGCAATCAGACAAATTAGCCATGGTCCCATCTGGGTATAAAGGCTGAGGTATAACGATTGTCGCGCCAACAGTTGATGGTGTTAGCAAACCTTGAGCAATAGCGATTGATCCCTTAACCGTGATCCCGGCTGAAGTAGAGGCAATAGCCTCTGTGATCTTTGGCGCGATGCTATTTAAGATCGTCGTACTGGTGTCAGAAAGGTTGGTCGTGGTGGCAAGATCAACACCATTCAACTTAGCGGAAGTGGTGAAGTTTGGGGAGTCGTTGGGAGCCCAACCCGTTGCCCCAGCCACATTACCCGTCATGGTCCCGCCGGTCAGTGGAAGCATCCCTAGATTGGGGCTATTCACGCTACCGACAAGCACCCATGCCGTTGCGGTACTATTCGCAACATAGAAATTGCCCGTATCCGTTGCAACACAGTCATACCCCAGAATAGGGGTTGGGAGGGTGCCAGTCCCAATGTATCGGGTCCCAGTTAGTGTGAAGGACATTTACATCTCCCTTTCGGCCTGAGTCCGCATCTGTTGAACCTTGGCGAGCAAAACTGGGTCAGCGTACCCGATGAGTTGGTTGAACTTCTGCATAAAGGCTTCCGCGAGTTGGAGGCTTTGCCCATCTCCATCTAGGCTCAAAAGCCAGTAGGCCGCGGCATACTTCAGGAACTCATTATGCGGATCGGGGATGCGGGCATCAACGGTATCCGTATCTAGCGTAAGATCAACCGGCTTCTGCACATACCCGACAACGGCGGTATAGGCTGGGCTTGGGATAGGGATGAGCTTGATCTTGGCCCCGGACCAGAGAACCCAACGCTTAGGTGGAAACCCAGCGGCGGCTTGTGTGAGACTCTGCCACACATTAGACTTCATAGACTCAAAGGACAGGCTAGACTCAACAATCTCAGTCAGCGTGGTCCCGCCAACATTGAAACTGACCCTTGTTACCCGCAAATAGTCGGTCGGGAGCGCCACGAAACCACTTGCATCAGGGACGATGGGGGAGGACTCAGCATAGGTCGCACCAGTCTTATTCGCGTATTCCTTGATCGCAAAATTGATCGCATCCTGATACATGGGAAGCGAATAGGTGGAGTGCTGGGGATCGCCCACAAGATACTGGGTCCAGTTACGGATGGTCGCAAGTGTCTGAGCCATTAGAAGGTTCTCCCAGAGTCAAAGATGGCCCTTTGCCGACCTCCGAGAACCCGACCCATCACCCTATCCCGGCCACTCTGGGCAAATAGCGCGATGGCCTTGAGATTGCCCAACTCCCGGTTGTGCAGAACCTCACGGTCCTTGGAAAGTTGTAGGTTTTGACCGGGGCCTGGGAGCATCAGGATTGTGGCAAGCGCACCCGCGACAATACAATCCTCAGCCTCATCTGGCAGGGGGATTGTATCTACTTCACCAGTCGGAATCTCTGATACCGTGACTTCGAGCATCTGGGTCACCGTCCCGGTCCCCGTCCCAGCGGCAGTAGCCGTGAACTGGACACCAACAGTATTGGACAAGGCCCCAATCAAGGTAAAATTGGTCGTTCCTACCGTCAGAATGTTGTATGTCCGGCCCGCGATCAGGTTTGTTACCGCTACGCCCTGCGGGTAGGGGTATAACTTGATCTGCGAATTACCGATATAGGTGTAACCGTTGGGGATTCCAGCCGGTAGATCCGGGTATTCATATACATTATTGATCGCTTGCTCATTATACTCGTTCAAAACTCGCCAGTTTCCTTGCACATCAAGCAATCTGACGAGCGAAACTCGGTTGACGGTATAGCCAGCGGTCGGGACAAGCGTAACGGGGCTAGACGGGGCCGAAATGTTGCTCAATTTCTCCTGAGCCAGCATGGTTTGTCTGCAAATCTTCCTAACAGACTCCTGAATTGCAAAGATGGATCGCTCTTCCTCGATATCCTTACGCATTGGTTGGACTTTAGGGAGGAGGCCGCGAACCGTTAATGCCATTTCCTACCTCCCTTGCAGTTCAATGATCGCCTTAATGATACCATCTTTAGAGGTAGTGGGTGCGGGGGGATCAGAAAGCCCTTCGGAAAGGGAATTGTAAAGATCCCGTAGCGCCTTCATCGAAAAAGCGGCCAAAGCCTCGCCGTTATACTTGGTCTGGGCATCTTCCTCGGGCTCCGAATGGTCGTAAATGACCTCGAACTCATTCGGGTTCCGCAAACACTGCTCAACCGTAATGTCGGAAAACTGACCAGGCTCGAACACACGCCCGGTTAGGTGGTTGACGATCTTCAAAACCTTAGCCATTTTCTCTCCATAAAGGCGGGAGGGTGATGCACAATGCAACAACCCTCCCGACCAGTATAGTCAATTAGTACAGAGGCACAAGAACGGCAGCCTCGGGCTTAACGAGCTTATAACCAAACACATTCAGGCCGCTAATGCCCCAGCCGAAGGTATCAGGGAGTTCAAGCTGGCGATGCTTCATGAACTGAGAAGCGAAGGCAAGTGAGGACTTATGACCCACAAGGCAGTTAGAGGCAGCAGAAGAAGTGCCATTGGCGTTGAGGATATTGTTGCTCATGTACACCTTCAACCCATCAATCTCACCGATGAGACCATTCCGAATCGGGGAAGTGGTGTCGCCAGTGAAGTAAGCCTGAGCCAGAGGCCCCTGCTTCAGGATGTTGGCGTAATGGTTGCTAATGACCGCCCAACGCTCCCCATCGCGGGGAACATTCTGGTAATCCAGAACCTCCTGCGCGTACTGAAGTGGCTGTAGGCTGTTCGCAGTAGTCAGTGTGGCGAGGGGGATAGCGGTGGCATTACCAATCTGCACAGCCGTTCCGCTCCAACCCACGGTGTTGGCAAGCGCGATAGAGGCTGGGATGCCCTGAAGCACGGCCTTATCAACCGAAACCTTCATCTGCCAGCTAGCATCCTCGGTGATCTTCTCGATGAGGGCCAGATCACTCTGGTAGTCATCGATGTAATCAACACGGAAGGCATAGAACTTCTGCTGGTCAATATTCAGGATGATCTGCTCATCGCTGATGTCCTGATAGGTGATAGGGGCATTCACCGAGTAGTCGGAGATATTGACGGTGGGCACCTTGCGGATAACCACCTTATCGCCGAAGCCGTTAATGTCGCCCTGCCATGCAGTATTCGCAATAGCAGCGACAGCCGAAGAAGCATAGAACTTGTCCTGCATCTTGGCGGAATAGACTTGGGGAACAAAAGCCCCAGCCGAGAGGTTAGCACCGATACGAGCGCCTGAGAGAGCCATGTGTTATCTCCTTAGATCAGCTGGAAGCCGCGAACATCAATACGGACTTTGCCGTTCAGCGGGGCAGTGGAACCAAGCAGGACACGAAGGGTTCCGGCAGTGGTATAGGTTTTGGACATGGAACCGGCCAGCGTCGTAACACTGGTCGTATCCTTGAACTTCCCGGAAACACCAACAGACTTGGCGACCGTGCCAGCAGCGGCGGTAGCGGAGGTCGTGTTGGGGAGGTAGAAGCCAGAATCGGAACTATCGCCAACGCCAAATACGCTAGAACTGGTGGTAGATGCAACCAGGACCGTGGCGAATACATCTTCCACGGTAAAGCCAGCAGGAAGGGTCAGGATGTCAGCGGTGTCAGCAGCGGCACCAGCAACACCAGTGGTCGTGAACTTGGAAAAGTCCACAACACGGGAGAGGGTCTGAGGAACCTTAATTTCACGCTGGAAATTCTGGTCCGCAAGCCCAAGGGTCATATCATAGTTCGCCATTTACGAACTCCTTGTGGGTATTAGGTTTCAAAGGAAGCCTTCAGCCTTACATTAAACTCTTCCTTTTCCTTGGCAGACATTCGGTGAACATTGTCTTGATAATGTTTGATTTCTGCCGTGGTTAGGGGTGCAGGCTTATTAGACTTAGTGGTTGGATTAGGCGTGGATTTGACGGTGGGAACCTTATCGCTAGGCTTGTCAGAAGTAATCTTGGCGGGGACCAACGATGATTTATATCGGTTAATCACTTCAACAATGTCCCGAGCAGTAGCAGGAACCTTGCCCTCATAAACCGCCTTAAACAGGGGCGGCGTGTCTTCCGCTTCGACCCAGTTCTTTAGGCCCTCTGAATTGGCGATTTCCTGATAGTCCGGGTGCGCTTTCATCACATCCTGGACGATCATTAGACCTGCCTGCTCATCAGCCTTCTGTTTCTGGATCGTTTCTCCGGCAGCTAGACGCTTGTCAAGTTCCGCGATACGGGCCTCAAGTTCAGCCTGCACCTTACGGGCCTTGCGCTCAGCAATCTTGGTTACCTCGGGGAGATCCTGCTCAAGGTCATCTTCCGGCTCCATCGGCTTGGGAAGTTCTCTTTCTTTTTCCTTGGCTTTAAGGATCTCGTTAAGTCTCTGTTCCAGTTCTGCCTGCCGGTCTGCCTGATCCTTCTGTGCCTTGCGAAGTTCAGCGGCTTCCCGCTGGGCCTCGTTCATCGCCTTTACTGCGTCCTTGTATTTCTTGTCCTCGTCCACTTTGGGTTCCGGGACTGGCGCGGGTTCGGGTTCGGGTTCAGGCTCCGGGGTAGGCTCCGGTGTGGGTTCCGGGGTAGGTTCCGGTTCGGGGGTGGGCTCGGGTTCGGGGTTAGTGAGAGGTTCTGGACGGAGGTTTCCCTGCTCGTCGAAAAGCTCACGCTCCAAACGCTTTGCGTCTTCCGAGAACTGCTTGGACTTATTGTGAACACTCACTTCTTTGCTCCTTGGACGGCATTATGCTTGGTCCGTTTAATAAGGAACGGCACTCAGGATTGAGGCTTGGTTCCCCTGTTACTCATATAATTACCAACATTATCCCGCAAAGTCAATATACGCTTCCATATATTTAACTCACCTTGGATGTTTTTAAGGTTTTCGGGGGTACATACCTCCAGCCTTTCGTGGCACTTGTTCTTTTCCTGAATGGCCCAAACCATGAAAACATCCCACTCTGGGCGGTTCACGACAGCGGTTAGACGGTCAAAGGGAAGGTTCTCATTCATGCCACATCCTCCATGTAATTTACGAAAGCAATCAACTTGTTATAGTCCCACACTGGTTTGGCCGGTTCTTGGATCTGTAGAGTGGCATTGGGCCGTTGGGCAATAGGCTTTTGGATGATGGTGATTGAACCGGAACTAGACTTTATCGCCTCAATGTTGCGTTTTGCAACGCGAACAAGGCCTACAACTGGTCTGCGCTCGTATGTGTAATTGGCATCATTTTGTGCATTTTGGGGAACCGCGACTTCATCTATTGCTTCTTTGGTTGCAGGTTCGGCGCTGTTAATAGGCATCTTTGGTGCAACATATCGGAACGGATGAGCGTTGGGGGCCGCAAGGGGGATGTGCTCGATCCTAGGGGCACCCTGGGTATTGGGGACCGGATCTACATTATCCAACACGACCTCAATGACTACCTGCTCATGCTGTTGCTCCTCTTCTTTCCGTTTCCGCTCAAGTTCTAAGCGTTTTTTCTGCTCCCAAGCCTTCCGATACCAGTAGTATCTAAGCGCCAAATCCTGTGATGCACCGCCGTTTGCTACCGGCGTTCCGATTTCACCGATGCCTTGAACCCCATCTGGGAATGCCGTGACGGATACATCGCCACCACCATTAGCAACCGCCTGTCCGACCAATCCGTTCCCGAATACGCCAAACGGAATGACATTAGAATCACCAGAACCAACTGGGATTCCAACCGATCCAGAACCCTCTACCCCATTAGGCAAGGATGTTGCATTGCTACTCGCGCCGCCAGAGGCTATTGGAGTCCCAACGGAACCCGTTCCCTCAATACCCGTGACTACACGATTAGATGCACCAGATGCAATGGGTGCCCCGATGGACCCCGCACCAACCTGTCCAGATGGTGAAGTTATAGCCGCTCCCGATCCGGTGGGAGATCCCACAGAGCCGGTTCCCATCACACCGGCTGGAATGCCGCTGACATTCGCTTGTCCAATAGCTGTAGGGGTGCCAACCGATCCTGTCCCAGACACACCAGTAGGAGTTCTGTTCGCATCACCCTTTGCAGCCGCAGTTCCTATAGTCCCGCTACCGGCAACCCCTACTGGGGTTCTGTTCGCATCCCCTTTTGCCACAGAGGTGCCAACTTGTCCGGTTCCAAAGACTCCCGACGGCAATCCGGTTGCATCAACAGCACCAGACCCACCAGAGGCGACGGGCGTCCCTACCAATCCTGTCCCAGATACACCATTGGGGAGTGCGGTACCCAGACCAGAAGCCACAGGTGTCCCTACCGCCCCCGTCCCATACACACCATTAGGGATTGCGGTGGCACTACCGCTTGAAGCCGCTTCCCAGAACTCCGAACCGGTCACAGCCCCCAGAACCCCCGTATCCCGGAGGTTCTGAGCAGTGGCGCGGGTGGTCCAGAGCATGGCTACTTGGCTCCGATGGCAAAGGAGCCGACGCTGATGCCGGTGCTGGATGTAGTCGTCCAATACAGCGCATTGATGCAGGCATTCGCTCCGACTTTGGGCTCCCCGAGCGCCGCGAAGTCCTTGGTGTCCGCGTAGTTCGCGGCGAGGCTCATGAACGGTGCTAGCCGCTTGACCGCCGTGACGCCGAAGCTGCCAGCGGTGCCCGTGGTGGCGCTGAGGGTCACGCTGTCCACAGTCTTGATCCACTTGCCCACGGTGCCAGCGGGCGGCTGGATCGGAAGCAAGCGGTAGGCTGGCAAGGATGCCGCAACGGTGACGGTCACGGACCCGGTGGACGCATCGTTATAGGTCACGGCGCAAGTGGCGGTGACGCCGGTTGAGCCCGTGGCGGAGTACCATTCCAGATACCACTCCACATCGGAGTAGTCCGATGAGCACCGGCCATCGCTTACGGGCGAGGTCATCGCCGCGCCGGTGGACTGGGCCGTGGTCACTGTCCCGTTGAGGCCGCCCATGTGACCCAGGCGGTCCACCAGCCACTTGCCCTGACCCGCGTTGGCCTGGGCGATTGAGCCCCATAGCAGGCGGCAGGTTGCGGTGCCGGGGTTGATGTAATTCGGATTGTAGGCTCCGAGCGTGGCATAAGTCGGATTCGCCCACGCTCCGGGAGTCGCGCCCGCCGCAGGCGCACCTCCCTCCTGCCAGCCGGAATACCAGTTGGAGGCTACGGCGGTGAGGCTGGTCTTGTAGATGTTGAACCGCCCACCCGCGCCGGAACTGCCAGCGGAAGCGAGGGCAGATACAACATCAGAGGTAGTAGCGAAATCGGTCATGGCATAACCCAATCAATAGAACTGATAACAACCATTTAGGCTATACGGATGACTGCGGTTGCTCCAGGTGCGGGTAGCTGCAAGGTCCAGGTCCCGTTGCTGGAAGTGGCAGAGGTAAAGGTCAAGATGCCAATGATCTTGTTCGTCTTACTGCTGTTGTAGATCACCGCAGCATCAGCCGTAATTGAACTAGAGGGCCAGTTTGGATCAGTTGTCCAGTCTAGGTACCCCGTCGTTCCAGATGTAGCGGAGGTATAACCCGCCATTGTGGTTCCGCCCTGGGTATAGCCATTAGCCGTAGCCAATTCCCCAGTCGTGGAATAGGTGGTGGATGTGGCATCGAGCGTCGCAGCAGCCTGGGTATATAGGGCGCACTTATAGACATCAGTGGAAAGATGGACGCCCGCCAGGAAGTCAGCCTTGGCCTGAGTGGGAATACAAGCAGTAACGGCCATTTAATCCTCCTCCTCTTCTTTTTTAACTTCCTCTTCAACAGTCATTTCAATACCTTCTGGGTATGCGGTTGCGTCCATTTATTTCTCCCTATTCAACAGATTCAGCGAGCATTGTTCCATCGGGTTGCTGGGTAAACTTATGTTTCCCAGCCCGGTTGGGGATATTGATGTGAATATTAGGCATCATGGG